CGTGCAGATGCGCAGCGAAGGTGCGTCGTACCTGACGATCGCAAAGTCGATATTCCGCAGCGCAGATGGCGTAAAAGGCCGGTACGCGCGAATTACCGGCAAAGCGCCGCCTATGCCGTTCACAATCAACGATGATCTGGAGATCGAGCGGCTGACCAACGAAGGTCATACGCCAACTCAGATTGGAGCCATGCTTGGCAACCGCACCGGGGCGTCGATCGAAGAACGCCTGTCCACACTCGTCAACTACGTCGGAAAAACGATGGGCGAGTTCATGCTAGAGCGGAACATGAGCCGCAAGCAGGCCGCGGATTGGCTGTTTCGCCGTGGCTATGACTTCACAACTGAGACGATCGTAAAACGTCAGACTGTTTTCGAGCTTGAGGACGAAATCACCAAGCGCATCATTATGGCCCCTCGCCCCGTTGCATGTTGGCGATGTGGTTGCCGGGATTGCAGTCACATTGTTGCCGACTGGTCGCCTGCGCAGGTGGCAGCATGATCCGCCCAAAAACAAAATTCATTACCGCGATCGAACGCGAGCGCATCGTGTCGCTTTTACGCTCGGTCCCGCTTCCTGAAGTTCGCGAGCGCACCGGTCGCTCTTATACTACCCTGATCCGCATGGCGCAGGTGCTGGAGCAAGCATTATGAGGCCGCAACGTCCCTGGACCCCAGAGGAAGACGCGTTGCTCTATCAGCTCCGCGCTTGCCGCACACCTTACAAGGTAATCGCCCGAAAAATCCCTGATCGCACGTGGCAGTCCGTCAAGGGTCGTTTGCGTGGTCGATACGAGGGGGCTGTTAAATGAGCCGCTACGCTCAGGCGCCCAAGGCGCGCAGCAACGAAGACAAGCGTAACGCCATGTTCCTGTCGCTGTATCAGCGCTCGATCAAGTCGCTGCGCGCACTCACCCCCGACATGCTCATTGCTCAGTACGGCGTCGATCGGAAGACCGCGCAATATGAGCTGATGATTGCTGTCCAAAAAAGGGCAAGCGAGCAATGATCGCGTCATTCACAATCCCCGGCGTTCCGGTCGCCAAGGGTCGTCCACGGCTCACCGCACGTAACGGTCAGGCACGGGCATATACCCCGGCCAAGACGCGCAAGTTTGAGGGCGAGGTTGCGGACTACGCGCGGGCGTCAATTGGCCCTGTGGACCCGTATTCCGGCCCCGTCGAACTCGAGGCGCACTTCTGCATCCCGATCCCCAAAAGCTGGTGCAAGCGTGATCGCCTTGCTGCGTTCGAGGGGCATATCCTGCCGCAAGGTAAGCCCGACCTCGACAACTATTTCAAGGCCGTCGCGGATGGCATGAACGGCATCGTCTATGTCGATGACAGCCAGATCGTCGGTTGCCGCATGACGAAGCGCTACGGCGATGACCCCGGTATCATCGTCACGGTGCGCCCAGCGTGACCGCTCCCCGCGCCTTCAAATCACTGGCGAAGACGCTGGTCGAGCACTGCATCATGGAATGCACCGACCCTGCTGAACGCAAGGAGCGCATCCTTCACGCGCGCAAACTTGGCATCCTTTCCGATCAGGAAACGACCGATTGGATCGCCATTCTCGAGGTTCAAGCAGCGTGATGGCGACACAGCACAAGCCTCAGCAATCGTGGAACGATTATTGCGTCACCACCTTTGCGGGCCAACACGATACGCATGTCGAAACGGGGGAAGATTATTCCCGTATTTCGCTCGCGGCGATCTTCGCAATGGAACCGCAGGCCAAGACCAAAATGGCTGGCGCGGCTTTCTTGCCCAGTCAGTATTGCTCGTACGATGCCCGATCGCATGAGGCACAGCGTACGCACGGTTCTTTCATCGCGCTGGTTGGTGATGTCGACCATGGCGACCTGTCGTTCGACGCGATCAAGGCTGCGACCGAGCGTTTCGCCGATGGTGCCGCCTGGCTGATCTATTCGAGCGCGCACTCACGAGACGGCGATCATCGCTGGCGGATAGTTCTGCCTCTGGCCGCGCCGATCGCTTTCGACGAGTGGTTCGACGCTCAGACTGCGTTCTTCACATTCATGGAGAGCGGCGGGATCCCAATGGATCGTGCGCTCTCCCGCGCCGGCCAGCCGGTATACCTGCCGAACGTACCGACGTCTTACAAAGACGGTACGCCACTCCGTGGAGCAGACGGTGCACCGATCTACTATCAGACCGGCAGTTCTGGCCTCGACAAGCCCGGGCTCGAGATCACTCGCGGCATCGTTGCGGGTGGTATCGCCTCGATCAAGCAGCAACGTGCAACCGACGATCGTGAGCGTGCGCTTGTCCGGCAGGCGGCTGCCGAGCGTCTCGCTAACCGTCCGCGCAGTGACAGCGCCAACATCATCGAAACGTTCAACGCCAGCACCAGCATCGCCACGATGTTGCAGCTGTGCGGGTACGAGCAAAGCCCGCGGTCGCCTGACGACTGGCGTTCGCCGCTTCAGACTGGCGACACGTATGCCACGCGCATTATCGAAGAGAAGTGGGTCAGCCTGTCCGCCAGCGACACCGCGGCGGGTGTTGGGTCGAAGTGTCGCAGCGGGTGCTTTGGCGACGCCTATGACCTCTACGTGCACTTCAAGCATGGCGGCGATCACAAGGCTGCGTACCGCGAGCTCGGACGCGAACAGCGCGGGCACAACGTCGTGCAGGGCAATTTCCGTGCAGACGATGGCGACCCTGGCTGGCAGGAGATGCCGGGCTGGGTCAGTGAAGACGTTGAAGCCTATGAGCAGGACGTTGTAGCCGCGGCGACCTCGACTGCTATTCAGCCCGTTACCAATCTGCTGCCATTCGAATGGTTCGACGAGATCGACGCCCAACTCGAAGCCAACTGGCTAGTGGAGGAACTTATTCCGTCACAGGGGCTGTGCCTCGTCTACGGTCACCCTGGCTGCGGCAAGAGCTTCTTTGCGCTCGATATGGCGATGCACATCGCGCAGGGCGCTCCATGGCGTGAGCGTGACGTTGTGCAGGGCCTTGTCATCTACGTCGGTGCAGAAGGCCAGCGTGGTCTGCGCCAGCGTGTGTCGGCGTTCAAGAAGCATCACGACATCAAGGAATTGCCGTTTGGTCTGATCCCGGTCGAGGTAAACCTGCTGAGCGAGCAAGGCGATCTGTCACGCGTCGTGGCAACGATCGAAAGCGTGACGGCTCGCTACGGCCTTCCTGTTGCGATGATCGTGATCGATACCCTGTCCCGCACCTTTGGCGGCGGTGATGAAATCGGCTCGGACATGGTGTCCTATATCAACAACGTCGGGCGGCTTCAGCACCAGTTCAATTGCTCGACGATGGTGATCCATCACCGTCCCAAGGATAGCGCAAACGAGACGCCACGCGGACACGGATCGCTATGGGGCGCATGCGACACGATCATTCTGGTCGAGGACAAGGGCGGTCCCAAGCAGGCCAAGGTAACCAAGCAGAAGGACGCCGAGCCTGCTGCACCTGTCGTATTCGAACTGCGCGTCGTGGACCTTGGAGAGGATGAGAAGGGCCGCACCGTTACGTCATGCGTGGTCGTCGGCAGCAACAGCAAGATCGCCCCGGACAACCGACCGGACAAGCTGTCCGATGGGCAGAAGGTGGCGTTCGAACAGCTGTGTCAAACGCTTGCTGCGACGGGCTCTCAAGGCGGTCACAACGTGCCCCAAAACAGCCTCCCACATGGCTTTGAAACGCGTGTTTGCAGGGTGTCCGAATGGATGTCGCGGACAGGTGCTGCACTGTATGACCCGGACATCACACCGGACAGCTTGGCCAAAAACTTACGCCGCTACCGCAACCGACTTCAAACCCTTGGAATCATTGGGGTTTATGAAGACTTTGTGTGGCGCATCAAGTGATTACGGACAGGTCCGGACAGGTCCACGGACAACCTGTCCGCTCCACTCCGGACAGGCGGACAGGGGCGGACAGGGGTATATATACCCTGTCCGACCTGTCCGGCCCGCGAAACGAGGCACTCAGAAAGGACGCACCCATGCTGATCGAACTCATCACCCTCGAAGGTCCGGTATTCGTCAACCCGGCCCATGTTGCGCTCGTTTCGGATGGCTCGGTCAGCACCACCGTCATGCTGGTCAGCGGCGACGAGTTCGATGTCGAAGGATCTGCTGCTGAGGTGGCCCAGTCGATCAACATGCAGGTGTTTTGATATGAAGCACGGACGCCCCCCACATCCAGTCCCTGAGAACTTCGAGGAGGTGTTCATCCAGTTCGGTTGGGACGCGAAAGACGTGCTCGGGATGGACACGCCGCGGTTCAAGCGGACGGTCACTGAGGCGGGTGGCGAGGACCTGAAACGGCGCCGGAAAAATTATGTGCTTGGGCGACGACTTTCCTCCCTAAAAGTTGGAGCGCGCGGGCTGTAGTTGGTGTGGCGTTATGGAAGACGCACCCCAGCAAAATACAGGCAATCTGCAGGGCGGCGCTGCTAACCTGACGAACGCTGGCAAAGGCCGCCCAAAAGGTGTCCCGAACAAGACGACCGCTGCAATTAAAGACATGGTTATCAAGGCCTTAGATAAGGCTGGCGGTGTTGATTACCTCGTTGAGCAAGCGGATAAGAACCCCGCCGCCTTTCTGACGCTGGTCGGCAAGGTGATCCCGCTCCAGGTGACGGGCGAGAACGGTGGCCCGATCGCCGTCACGCGGATCGAGTTGGTTGGGATTCCGCCCGAATGACCGGCGTGGTCGGCCAGGTCCGCATGCCGGCCAAGCTGGTTTCCGTCTTCACTGGTGAGGCTGACGTGCGCGGTTCCTATGGCGGACGTGGTTCAGCGAAGACCCGGACGTTTGCCAAGATGACCGCGGTCCGCGCTTACATGTGGGCACAGGCTGGCATTGAGGGCATCATCCTCTGCGGTCGCCAGTTCATGAACTCGCTGGCTGATAGTTCGCTGGAAGAGATTAAGGCAGGCATCGAGTCCGAGCCGTGGCTGTTGCCCCATTTCGACATCGGCGAAAAGTACGTGCGCACTGCTGACGGGCGTATTTCCTATTCGTTCACTGGCCTCGATCGCAACATCGATAGCGTCAAATCGAAAGCACGCATTCGCCTCGCATGGATCGATGAAGCTGAGCCGGTCACGGAAGAGGCTTGGACGAAGCTGATCCCGACGTTGCGCGAAGAGGATAGCGAGCTGTGGCTCACGTGGAACCCTGAGCGCAAGACCAGCCCGACGAACATGCGCTTCCGCAACAGCACTGACCCGCGATCGAAAATCGTGGAGATGAACTGGCGCGACAATCCATTCTTCCCCGACATCCTCAACCGCGCCCGCCTGAAGGACATGGAAGAGCGCCCGGACAGTTACGAGCACATCTGGGAGGGCGCGTTCCTCACGATCTCCGAGGGCGCATACTTCGCCAAGAGCCTGACCAAGGCCAAGGCTGAGGGGCGCATCGGTCGTCTGAGCGCTGATCCGCTGATGACGTTCCGCGCCTATTGGGACATCGGTGGCACCGGCGCCAAGGCTGACGCGACTGCCATCTGGATCGCACAGAGCGTTGGCCGCGAGATCCGCTTCCTCGACTATTACGAAGCGGTCGGTCAGCCGCTCGCAGCACACGTCAACTGGTTGCGCGACAATGGCTACGGCAAGGCGCTGTGCGTGCTGCCCCATGACGGTGCGAGCCATGAGAAGATCGTTGACGCTACCTACGAGGGCGCGCTGCGACAGGCTGGCTTCGACTGCAAGGTGATCCCGAACCAAGGCGCTGGTGCTGCGATGGGCCGCATCGAGGCTGCACGCCGGCTATTCCCACAGATGTGGTTCGACGCTGAGAAGTGTGCGGGCGGGCTCGAGGCGATCGGTTGGTATCACGAGAAACGCGATCCCAAGCGCATGATCGGGTTCGGTCCTGACCACGATTGGTCCTCACACGGCAGCGACGCATTCGGCCTCGCCGCGGTTGCTTACGAGCCGCCCACGCAGGCGCGCCAACTCGTTTATTCGAACCGGGGAATTTACTGATGGGTATCAAGGGATCCGGGCAGTTCGGCAAGTTCGTCCCGTGGGCGCGGATGGAAGAAGCCGCGTCAAAGTTGAAAGCCCTCGAGGCCCAGCAGAAAGCGTTCGACGCGCGGTACGCTAACTGGCCGCTTTCTGCCTACACGCGCGCTCAGGTCGACAACGCAGTCGCTGCCGAGCGTCAACGCTGCGTCGCCATTATCCGCAAGCGCGGCGAAGAGATCGGCGGCGCTATCCAGCCCGACCGCACGATTGCCGCCATCATGGATGGCGCGGCATGATCAACGTCCCCGACGCATTCATCTCGTTCCTCCAGAACGAACAAGAGCGCGGCCGCGACACCTCGCTTGAGGACAAGCGCGCAACGGCACTCAAGTTCTACAACGGCGAACCGTTCGGCGACGAGGAAGAGGGCCGCAGCCAAGCCGTCACGCGCGATGTCAGCGAGGTCGTCGATTACATGGTCGTCGGGATCCTCGGCACCGTCGTTGCGAGCGGCAAGGTCGTGGAGTTTGAGAGCGAGCCGGAGGAACTGGCGCCCGAGCCGTCAGAACAGCCTCAGGAAGGCCCCCAGCAGCCCCGTACAGCCGATTACGGCGAAGAGGCTACCGCTGCCATCCAATACCAGTTCATGCGCAAGCAGCGGGGCTACAGGATCCTGCACGACGTATGCAAGGCGGGCGCGCTCGAGAAGACCGGGATCGTCAAGACGTGCGCAATGCCACAGCCAGATCTCCGCGTGCAGCGCGTCGTGCTGGCGGACGAGGTGGCATACGACGAACAGGGCTCGACGGTCGAAGGCATGCGCGTGCTCGACGCCCAGCCTGCCGACGACGAGGGACTTGCCTGGACCGTAACCCTTGCCCAGCCGCAGCCGCCCAAGTTCGTCGACATCCCCGTGCCGAACGAGTTCTTCTCTGTCTCGCCCGACGCGATCGATCTGGATGAGGCGGTGTACGTCGGGGATCGCTCGCCCAAGACGATGAGCGACCTGATCGCGCTTGGCTACACCGAGGATGACCTTGGCGGGCTGTGGGGCATGGCACCGGCAACGCAGACTATCGAGCAAGCGCGTGACAGCGAACGCAGCCTCACGCGCACCAGCGGCGACCAGCGCACCGGTGCAGCCAAGACCGTGTGGCTGGACGAGGAATATCCGCTGTACGACCTGAACGGTGACGGGATCGCAGAACGCCTGTTCGTGCATCGCATCGGCCGCACCGTGCTGCGCGTGGAAGAGATTGACGAGCAACCGTATTCGGGTTGGTCGCCATTCCCGATGCAGCACCGGCTGGTCGGTCAGTCGCTCGCAGACAAGACGATGGACATCCAGCGCGTACGGTCGGTCCTGCTGCGGCAGGCTTTGGACTCACAGTACATCGCGAACGCCCCGCGCACGCTGGTCCACGAGGACAGCATCACGGTCGACACGTTCGACGACCTGTTGTCGGTGCGTCCGGGTGGTCTGATCCGCTACAAGGGCCAGCCGCCCATGCCGCTCGAACAGCGCGACACGTCTGCACAGGCATTCTCCGCGATGGAGATGATGAGCGCTGAACGGGAGAGCCGCACCGGTGTCACGCGCCAGTCGCAGGGCATGAACCCGGACAGCATGAACAAGACCGCGGCGGGTCTCGCGATGAACATGGCTTCGTCGCAGCAAATCGAGCTCTACGTGACGCGCAATTTCGTCGAGATGCTCGTCGCGCCGATGTTCGCCAAACGATACCGGCTGATGCGGAAGTACGGCCAGCCGTTCCGCATGAAGATCCAGGGCAAGTACCAGGTCGTCGACCCCACCAAATGGCCGGAAGACATCGACATGGCCATCAACGTCGGCCTCGGCACCGGCAACAAGGACCAGAAGCTGCAGTACCGCATGTCGTTGCTCGGCGTGCAGCAGCAGATCATCGCAGGCGGGCTGCCGATCGTGGGTCCGGAAGAGATCTATCAGAACGTCAAGGGTCTGGTGGAGGACAGCGGGCTCGGCGTTGCGTCGGACTTCATCAAAGACCCGGCGATGCTTGGTCCGCAGCCTGAGAAGCCGGATCCCGAGGCGCTCAAGGTGCAGGGCGAACAGATGCTTGCCCAGCAGCGTGAGCAGAACGCACACGAACAGGCCGTCGCTCAGCTTCAAATGAAGCAGCAGGCGGCGGAAGTTGAGGCAACGATCCGTCAGCAGGCGGCGGAAGCCGACCTCGCCACCAAGCGTGATGCGGCGGAACAGGCGGCGATGCTGGCTCGTGATCGCGCAGTTGCTGAGGCTGAGCTGGCAGAGCGCCGGCAAGCGTTTGAGATGGACCTCGCTCGGCAGCGGTTCGAGTTCGATCAGGAGTTGTCGCGGCGTCAGAACGCGGAGGCTGACGACAGCATTCCGAGCAACCGTCCGGGTGGGGATTTGGCAGAATGATGCAGCCCCTCGAAGACGACGCCGCGGTCCTGACCTTCATTCGGCTGCCCGAGGACCAGTGCCTGCGCATGCACGTGCTGGAGATGGCGCTTGAGACGTACGGCACCGTTGGCTGCCCGCATGATGTCGTGGCGGCTGCGTCTGCCTTTCTCGATTTTCTGAACGGTGTTGGGGAACAGGCATGAGCGACGATGCAACCCGCATGGCACGCGCAGAGCAGGCCAAAGCAGCACTGTCCGGCTTCCTCGATCCCGCGTTCGACGTTTGCCGGGCGGACTACATGGAGAAGCTCGCCGAAGTAGCCGCCAAGCCCCTGAACAACGACGCACGCGCCGCGATGGAGAAGCTCGCACTGGCCGTGAAGGTGCTCGACCAGGTCCGCGGCCAGATCTTCGCGGTGGTCGCTGATGGCACTGCAAGCCAAGCCGATGCGCGCCGGGCCGACAAGATTGCCGATCTGTCCGTTGAGCAGCGTCGGTGGGCGCGCTTCTGATGGAGGACTTTCCCATCACCCGTAAGACGTTGGTCGGTCCTTATTGCATAAGGTATCCCAACGGTCGCGTCATCACCACGCATACCGAATACGTCAGCAAGACGGATATTCGGGACACGCCAATAGGCAAGGTCGACTTTGGATTTGCCCGCGTGTCGTCCCCGCGGTTCGTCGAAATCACCCCGCCACGTCCACTGCGTGCGCCGTTTTGGACGCGTTTTTTTCAGTCGTCGCGGCCCACGCGATGACCGACCCCAGCGAAACCAACGAGGCATACGACCGGCTCCTGCGAGCACAGCAGCTCTACGCCCCTGAGGAACGCAAGCGGATCCAGGAAGACGCCGAACACCGTGACCGCGCGGCTCGCAACCGCCGCAAATATCCCAAGGTCTATTGAGGAAACCCGCCATGATCGACGCACCCGAAGCGCAGACCGAGACCACCGATGTCGCAGCCGACACGACCGAAGCACCCGCAGCTCCGTCCATCCAGGACGCCTACAAGGACGATCTGCCGAAGCCCGAGGCCGATGAGCCTGAGCCCGACGCAGACAAGCCCGAGCCGGACGCAAACGAGGCTGACGAGGAATCGGAAGAAACGGTAGAGGAAAAGCCCGAGCCGATCGCGGCGCCGGTCTCGTGGTCAAAGGACTACAAGGACAAGTTCGAGGCTCTCCCGCGCGATATGCAGGAGATCATCGCAGCGCGCGAGACCGACCGCGAAAAGTTCCTGCAGACCAAGAGCCGGGAAGCCGCGCAGACCCGCCAGACGGTCGAAACGGAGGCGCGCACGGCACTGCAGACGATCATGCAGAACCACGTGCAGCAGCTCGAGCCGATCCTGCAACAGCTGCAGCCAAAGCAGCCCGATCTGTCGCTGCTCAACAGTGACGATCCCGCCGCGCGCACGCTTTACTTTCAGCAGGAAGCAGCGTATCGTAATGGCGTTGCCCAGCAGACTTACGTTCAGCAGCAACTGCAAGAAGCCCAGCAACACGCTGCGGCCATTGCCCAGCACCAACAGCAGGCCGAAATCGAAGCCGAGCACGAGGTGCTGAATACTGCACTAGGTACGGAATGGTCCGATCCATCCGCGCGCGCAAAGCTTCTAGGTGATCTAGAGCCCATTGCGGCAGAACTCGGATATCCGCAGGAGTTGATTGCCCAGGCCAGAGCGCCGGACATTCTCGCACTTCGCAAAGCATCGGAATGGAAGGCGAAAGCCGCCAAGTTCGACCAGCTGAACAAGTCCAAGATGGTCCCCGTTCGAGCAGCCAAGGCTCTCCCTCCTACGGCGCGTCCAGGCGCACAGATCGCTTCGCAACAGCGACCGGTCGGCTCCTTGGCAGCGCTTTATCCTGATGACGTTCCCCGCAATTAGGGAGGCTTGAGCCCTCCCGATCATTTGGAGGCCACATGGCAACTATCGGAAACAGCTTCCGAGGCATTATCGACCACTATGCCTCGACCAACCGCAACGGGGATGTCATCCCCGCAATCGAGGCGCTTCACCGCCTCAATCCCCTTATGCAGGACGCACACGTTGTGTCGTGCAACGACGGTTCCGGCCACATCAGCCGCATCCGCACCGGTCTCGGCGACGTCGCATGGGGCCAGCTCTATAAGGGCATCATCCAGTCGAAGGGCACCTCCATGCAGGTGCGCGATACGACTGGTTTCGTCGAGCGTCTCGCCACCATCGACACGCGCTACCTTGAGAAGGTCAAGAACCCGGCAGCCGAACGCGCTGACGAGGCGAATGTCGCGCTCGAAGCCATCGCGCAGGACGTCCAGGTCAACTTCTTCTACGCCGACACCGCAACCACGCCGGAGCGCTTCAAGGGCGTTGCAGCGCGGTACAACTCGATCTCGAATGGCGGCGCTGCTGCCTCGCAGATCGTCGACGGCGGTGGCACCGGTTCCGACAACACGTCGATCTGGATGCTGGGTTGGGGTCCGAGCGGTACCAGCCTGATCACGCCTGAAGGCTCGACCGCAGGCATTCAGCGCAAGGATATGGGTGTTCAGCGCGTCTATGACGAACTGCAGCGTCCGTACTTCGCCAAGGAAGAATACTTCCGCCAGGATGTCGGCGTGAAGGTTTCGGACTGGCGCCAGAACGTCCGCATCGCCAACATCAGCATCTCGGCAGTCCGCGCCGGCACGGTCGACATCTTCGGCCTTCTCCGCCGCGGCTACTACAAGATGCAGAACCGTCGCAGCACGCTGATCCAGAACCAGGACGGCAACGCGACCGGCATCAAGCCGGTGATCTACATGAACCGCGATCTGCTCGAAGCGCTCGACTCGCTTTCGACCAACTCGGGTGCATCGGACAACAAGATCCGTCTGATGCCTGAGGAACTCGCGGGCAAGGAGATCAAGGGGTATCGCGAGATGCCGATCCGCGAAACCGACGCGCTCATCAACGCCGAACAGCGCGTTCTTTAAGGAAGGGCCGGCAATGATCCTCGATCGCACTTCGCTTCTGTCTGAGAACCAGGCAGTCACCGCCACGGCGGCATCCACCAACACCCTCGATCTGGGCGCACCGGGCACGCCATATGGCGCGACCTCGGCGCTCAAGCGTGACATCGGCCGCGGCGAACCCGTTCCGTTCTTCGTCGGCGTCACCGAGGCGTTCAACAACCTGACCTCGCTGACGATTGCCATCCAGACGGACAGCACGGCAGCGTTTGCGGCGCCCACCACGGTCTTCACGCAGACCTATGTGCTCGCCGACCTGACGCCCGGTCAGCGCCACCTGCAGCCCGACTGGTGGCCCACGGGTTCGACCGGTCAGTTCGCACGGATGTTCTACACCGTTGCGGGCACGGCTCCGACCACGGGCCGCATCACGGCAGGCACCGTCATGTCGCGCCAGACCAACAACGGGAGGTACTAATGACCGTCAAGACCTACACTTCGCCCGAGCCGGTCTACGTCGACGGCATTTACCACAACGCGAACACCCCGTTCACGACGGCAGCCGATGCCAACGAGAACTGGGAGCGCATCACCGCTGGCGAGAAGGCCGCACTGCAGGCGAGCGACAAGACGCTCGACGTGCATCCGGCGCTGGAGGACCTCGGCCTCGATGCCCTGCGCGGGCTTGCGGCGACCAAGAACGTGCCGGTCACGGTCGACGGCAAGTCGCTGTCGAAGAAGGATCTCATCGCCGCGATCAACGCGGCGGATGAACCTGCCCTCTAACACTCTGGGCCGGGGGAAACTCCGGCCCTTTTCACAAGAGAGGCAAGATCATGGCCGGTAAAGGCTCATTCGCGGGCTTCAAATGGGCCGGAACGCCCACCACGCTCGATGACGGATCGACGGGCTACCAGCTCCAGGTTGCTGGCGGCGGTGGCAAGCAGGAAACCTACACGCTCGCCGATAACAAGTCCGCGGCGGGCGATTATCCCAACGGCACGCCCAGCTCGACCGTCACAGGCACCAGTGTCTATGGCGGCGATTACGTGTGGACCGTATTCGGCACGCTCGGCAGTGGCGGTAGTGCTGCGCTGAAGGCTGTCGTGCGCAATTCGGCGGGGGCGATCGTCGGCACGCAGACGCTGGCGACCAAGACGACCGCTGACACGGCTGGCGGCACGGGCGTAGGGCTCGGCAGCAACGCCGAAGTCTATGTCACGCTCGCAGGCACGGCTCTGTCGGGCGTTTCGGTCATCCTCAGCCGCTTGCCGTAATCATGTCGGGCATTTCCATCCCGCCTCCTGCGTCCAAGAGCGATCTGGACAAGGTTGTGCAGAACGTTGCCGACGTCGCAAAGACGGTCAGCACAGTTGGAATGACCGCGGACGGCGCAACGCTGGCGGCTGGCAAGGCTAAGACTGATGCCGACGCGGCCAAGGCGGTGTCTGATGCTGCTAAGGTGGCATCGGATGCTGCCAAAACCGCCGCAGACGCCGTGCAAGCGTCGATCGCCTCGGTTGCGGCCACTGTCCCTACGCCAGGCACCAGCACACCCCCTGCTGTTACCGATATGGGCGCGGCTGGCAGTGCTACCAAGCAGTATGCGATGGCCGACCATACGCATCCGAGCAAGGCGCGTAAGGCGGTCAAAGCTGTCAACACCGCGACCTACACCTGGGTTTACCCGACGCCGTTCGCATCAGGCGTAATCCCGGTCTGCAACGGCATCGCCCAGTGCGCGGTTGGCACGACGGACGTCATCAACGTGCAGCTCGACGGCGTTCCCACCAACACGCAGTGCGTCTTTCGCATCACGCGCACGGTTCAGTCCGCAGTCGCGCTGATCGGGCTTACGGTCCTGTCGATCAACGTCACGCCGATCAGCTGTAATCTCCATATGGAAGCGTTCGAGCCATGACGATCCTGATCTCGGGCGATGCAGCCACCAATCTCAGCACCTATCAGGGTTTGCGGCTATCCGTGGCCGACTGGCTGGACCGCGACGACCTGACGAGCCGCATTCCCGACTTCATCCGTCTGGCAGAGGCGAAATTCCGTCGCGATCTGATCATGCCGGACATGGAAACGTCCATCACCATTACGCCTGCCGCGTCTGTCCCGCTGCCGGTCGACTTCGACAGCATGCGTTCGCTCGGGATCGCAGGCTTTCCGGCCATGCGACAGCGCACGCCGGCCGATTTCGGCGCGCTTGGCGTCACGCCTGTGGGCACGCCGTACACCGGCCTGCCAACCGAGTTCATGATCGCAGCTGGCACCATGTCGTTCTGGCCAACGCCTGACCGCACGTACAGCATGACGATGCTGTACCGGGCGAACCTGCCCTCGCTGTCGACGCTCACCGCTTCCAACTGGCTGCTCGACAAGCACCCCGACGCTTACCTCTACGCAACGTTGCTCCAGGCCGAGCTCTACGGCTGGAATGACGCGCGCTTGCCGTTGATCCAGACCGGGTTGGACGAGGTGATGATGAGCATCACCATGTCGGGCACTCGCAAGCGCTACGGATCCGGTCCGCTGCAGATGAAAACGACCGTGCGGCAGACGTGCGGCGGTCGCATCTGATGCGCGTCATTTACGGCCCATACGAGCCGGACAAGCCACAGTTTCTGCAAGATGGTCTGTCGGACGTGTCGAACGTCTACCCGGCTGCCAACGGCTATCGTCCGGTCGGCGCTTTTTCTCCGATCACGCAGTCGTTGCCTGCATCTTTCTACGGGGGTGCATCGTATGTGTCATCGGACGGCACAGGCACGCTGCTAGGCGGCACGAACGCCAACCTCTACCGCTACGATGGCACTGCCTGGGTTGCGCTGATGACCAGCCCGACGATCCCCGCGCGCTGGCAGTTTACGCAGTTTGGGGATCTGGCGATCGCGGTCAACGGCGGGGTTACGCAGAAGGTCGACCTGCTCGCAAACACCGTGGCACCTGTCCCTGGCGCCCCAACGGCACACTCAGTTGCGACCGTCCGCGATTTCGTCGTCTACGGACAGGCGAACGGCAACGCTGCGATGGTGCAGTGGTCCGCGTTCAACAACCAGGACGGCAACACGCTCGGCGTCGACCAGTGCGGCAACCAACCGATGCTGACAGGCGGGTTCGTGATGGGCATCGTCGGCGGTGAATACGGCTTGATCATCCAGCGCAGCCGAGTTGTCCGCATGACCTACACCGGTGATCCTGACGTGCCATTCCAGTTCGACGAAATCAGCGCGAACATCGGGGCGATCTCGTCCTATTCGATCGTGCAGGCGGGCCGCATGGTGTTCTTCCTGTCCGACCGCGGGTTTATGGTTTGCGACGGCAACGAGGTGAAGCCGATCGGGCTCGAGCGGGTCGACGCGACGTTCTTCAAGCAGTTCCCGCGCGCCACGCTCAGCCAGATGTATGCAGCGGTCGATCCGCGACGTAACACGGTCGCTTGGTCCATGCCTGGGTCGCCCGGTTTGATCCTGCTGTACGATTGGGCGCTCGATAAGTGGTCGCCGATCCGCATGATGGCGGGCGCTATCATGTCCGGGTTCTCGACCAATGCCTCATTGGACGCGCTGGACACGCTGTATCCCGATGGCGTCGACAGCATTCCCTATTCGCTCGACGACGAACGGTTTGCAGGGGGCGATCCGCTGTTCCTGGTCATCAACAACGATCATGCGATGGGCGTTCTGTCCGGCGCGAACATTTCGGCATCGTTACAGACCGTGCTGACCGAATATGCGCAAGGCGCAGTGTCTCGGCTGCGGTCGGTGCGCCCGATTTGCGACGCTACAGCGGGCGTGGAGGTGATGTTCGATGCGCGGGGCCGGTTGGGCGATCCTCCGACTGCGCGCGCGTTTACTGACCTGCGTCCGAGCGGCTCCATGCCCGTGCGAGCGAGTGGACGGTTCATTTCCACGCGCATGACGATAGCGGCGGGTGTGCCGTGGTCCTATGTGCAGGGGCTGGACATCGAAGCCGTCTCTGGGGGCACGCGATGAGCCGGTTGCAGATCCCGGTTACCGCCACGAACTTGCCCGAGTGGATCCGGCGATGCGCTGATGCGGTGAACAGCATCATGACGCGGTTGGTGTCGCTCGAGACGCGCCCTAATGAGGGGGCTAGCTTCCGATATGAGTCGTCGCCGCTGCCCACTTCTCCGCAAGAGGGGCAGACGGTGTACGATCAGTCGGATAAGGTAATCAAAACGTGGGATGGGGCGGCTTGGCGGGCGCATTATTAAACGGTTAGGACGCGTCGTTACGGCTTCTACAACGAGAGCACCATTTGTGTTTGCCCGTGATTCCGAGAATGTCCCACTTGTGCCCAAGAATGCGACACAAAAGCTTAGGGCGGGCTATATTGGTCATCAGGCGCCCTCCGCCAGCGCCGCATCGATCATGGCTTGCCAGCTTTCTCGAGAATGAGGCCAATCGCCATCACACGATCCTGCCACGCGCATTTGTTCAGTAGGCTCTCGCATAGCGGTAAGGATATCGCGAGCAAGTTTGGATGTGTCCAAGCCTACCCGACCCTCGGGGCTTGAAGCCCAATAGGCGGCGTCGTCAGCGGCGTCCGCTATTGTACTGATGCGCTCGATCATGGTGTCAGTCATGGGCGGGGCTCCAGCGCAGTGAGAACTTTGGCCTTCAACTTAAGGGCGCACGGTGCGAGCGTCCCATCATCCGCGAGCCCATACTCTCGGTACAGCATTGCAAAATAACCAATCGCCTCGTCATCACTGGAAGTGTCAAGCTGCGGACCTAGGCGGGTATTCCACCGGTCTTTAGCGCTCGGCACTTCTGGATCATGAATAGGCATCCGGGCTAAACAGGAGCCGCACCAAACATATTCTTCATCATCTGTTTTGATCGCCTCTGGCCAACGCGAACCGCAAAAAGGGCACGGTAAGAGTCCTTGATCGTATACAGGGTCTAAGCCTTCCAATTCTTCTTCAGGAACGCTAAAAAAGGAATCACCCATGGTCGCTCCAATCGTTATATCGTGAAGACGTGGGACGGTAGTGCTTGGCGGGCGCATTATTGACGTTTAATGAAATTGTAGAGTTCGGTAAGTTGGGTTGAAGACATAGAGTTTATCGCTGTTCGATCCCAATCCCACCTTTCATTCCATTGGTTGCCGGTAAAACGCATAAAACCGGCATTAGCGAGACGGTCGCATACTTCTATAGAAGGCGAGCAACCGCATATTGCATCAATCAGAATGGTAGTGCTCATTTCGGGCATGGCGTCGATCATGATTTTTCCTGCATACCACACCCCGCCAATAATGCACTAGCATTTGCACCAAAGCGATGCTACAAATGCGCCACGCGCCCAGCACGCTCTTGTGCAGCCGTCCACCTCAAAATGGGCAGGCAATGCGCGCACTCAGAAATCCAGAACCTGACAATCTCGTGATCGGTCGCATTGGCGCGCCGCTGTCGTGGTGTCGTTGGCCCGAGGCCAAGGCATTGCTGACGCCTGCGCTTGCTACGAGCGATGAAGAATGGCCGGCTGTCGAAGCGGACCTGCAAACCGGCGATTGCCAGTTGTGGGCGGTGTTCGACGGCAATCTGATGCTGGCCGCAGCTGTTACCCGTATCGCTCAAACCAAACGAGGGGAGGTGGTCGAAATCTATCTTGTGGGGGGCACAGATTACGCCCGTTGGATTGCCCCCCTCAACGATGAAATCGAAGACGAGGCTCGTCAGATCGGCTGCACCGCCATTCGCGCATTTGGCCGCAAGGGCTGGACGAACATCCTCAGCGATCTCGGGTGGAAGCCCGGCGCAATCGCGTACGAAAAGGCGCTCTGATGGGCAAGAAGAGCAAGACCGAGACGGGGCCGAGCGCATTCGCCAAGCCCTACATCCAGTCCGGTGCAACCGCGGTGCAGGACGCGTTCACGGCCAATCAGCCGAACCTGGCGAACATCTCGAACACGCTCCAGAGCAACATGGGCACGGTGCTCGGCCAGACGCTCAACAACCCGGGCCTTACCGCGGCGAACAGCTACAACACGGACGTGCTCGGCGGCAAATACCTGATGAGCAACCCGAACCTGCAGGGCATCATCGACAACACGAACAGCGACGTCGCGAACAAGGTCAACGCCTCGATCGGGACGCGCGGCGGTGCTGGTGGATCCGCGCAGGCGCAACTTCTGGCGCGCGAGCTGGCGAAGAACGAGACCGGCCTGCGCTACCAGGATTACAACACCGAGCGCGGCTATCAGCAGGCGGCGGTTGGTAACGCGGCGGGCCTGTCGAACGCTGGTGACAGCAATATCCAAACGCTACTGCAGTATCTGAGCGGTCAGGCGTCGATCCCGCAGCAGGGCGCGCAGAGCTATGCTTCGTCGATCGGCGGGCTGCTCGGCGGGTACAATCAGACGACGCAGACGCAGGGCATCGGCAACACGCTCGCTGGCTTGGCGGGCGCTGGTCTATCGGCGTGGGCTGGCGGGGGTTTCAAGTAATGGCACTCCAGACAGGCATGTTTGGGCGCCCGTTCGGGGTTCCGGGGCCGATGTCTATGGGCGGGCCTGCTGTCATGCCGCAGCAGCCTGCCGCTACGCCTGAGCCGTCGTTCTTTGGACAGGGCGGCACGGGCCGCAACATCGCAGGCGCTATCGGTGATGCCTTGCTCCAGTCGCAGCATATGCAGCCGATCTACGCGCCGCAGATGGACGAGCGCCGTCGAATGCAGCAGCAGGCCGCATTGCTCCAACAGAAGCAGCAGGCCGAGATGTTCGCGCCGCAGCACGTAGGTGACAGCATTGTGCAGCTGGATCCGACGACCGGCGAATACAAGGCGCAGTTCACCGCGCCGCAGACGCCAAAAACCGGTGGCATCGAGACGAACTATCAGTTTTTCAACAAGATCGATCCGACAGGCTCGCTCGCACGCAAATATGCCGAGGGTCAGGCGAACCCGTTGGTGGGCGTCGACGTGTCCGACGCAAACGGCAACATCACGCGCCAGTTCATGCCGCGCGGTGGTGGACCGACCGGCGCAATCGGCGCGGGCACTGTTCCAGACGGCGCGGTGCAGATGCTGCAGAAGAACCCTGCCCTCGCGCCGCAGTTCGACCAGAAATACGGACAGGGCGCGTCGCAGCGCTATTTGCAAGGAGGTGCGGCCCCCAGCGGGACCGGCACCTTTCAGCCCAGCCGCGGCATTTGATGCAGTGATCCAGCAGGAGAGCGGTGGTCGTGCCGGCGCCGTTGGCCCGCAGACGGCCTACGGTCGAGCGCTTGGCATGACGCAGATGCTTCCGGCGACGGCAAAAGGCGTAGCAGGTAAGCTCGGGCTGCCGTGGCGTCCTGACCTGCTCAGCGGAACTTCGCCGATCGCTGCGGAATACCAGCGCACGCTTGGTCAAGGGTATTTCCAGGAAGGGCTGCAGAAGACCGGCAACCTGCCTGATGCCCTGCGCTACTACCACGGAGGCCCGAACCGCTCGCTGTGGGGGCCAAAGACGCAAGCCTACGCCAACAACGTTCTGTCGCGCCTTGGGGGCCAATAATGTCGCAGTCCAACCCGTTCGATCAGTTTGACGGCCCCTCGCCTGGCGTGCTGGTGAAAGCTGCGGATCCGCGCCGCCAGTATGAAGCCCCCCTTGCCCAGATCGATCTTGCAAAGAAGCAGGCTGACTTTGCCAACGCGCCTGTCGAGGCTCGCAAGGCTGTAGCTGATGCGCGGAAGGCCGAAGCTGATGCTGCGATGGCCGAAATCAAGGTGCAGACTGGCGCGACGACGGACAAGGAGACGCCGACCCGCAACAATGCGCTTGCCGGGTACAAGACCGCGCAGCAGCTTGGCCAGATCATCACCGATCTCGAGCAGAAGTATCAGGCGGGACCCGGCGCGACGTCGGGCTTGCTTGGGTTATCCGATTACCTGCCCCTGACAGCGAACCAGCGCTTCGACAATTCGGGCAACGCGGCGCGCGGTATCGTCGGGTCTGCGCTCGGCTTTACCGGTGGACAGCTCAACACGGCAACTGAGGCGGCAATGGCGGTCGGCCCGTATCTGCCGCAGTCGGGCGATCGCGATGAGGTGATCCTCGACAAGATTGCACGTCTCAAGCAGTTGCAGCAGCTCGCGGTGGAACGCTCGGTATCGCAGCTTGGCGGTGTGCCTGATGCCAATGGCCGCGTCACCCCCGTCGCTCCCGGTGCAGCAGTCGCTGGCGGCGCAACACCACCCCCAGGCGCACCTCCCACGCCGCCTACTGGTCCCACCGGTGGCCTGCCCTCGCCTTTCGCCGGCAATCCCGGGGGCGGCGGTGGCATGGCAATCGCGACGGGGGCCACGCGCACTGTCAACGATAGCGTTGCGTCCTCAATCCTTGACACCATGATCCGACAGGGCGCGACTGCGGCTCAGATCAATGCTGCGCTTCCGGCTGATTACGCGGGTAAGGTGACGCAGGACAAGGTGACCGCCGCACAGACGTACCTGCGCAAGAACCCGAGCTTTAAGGGCTCGTTCGGCGACGCCACGCGCGAGGTTCCGACCACCACGTTCAACCAGATTGCAGCGTCGCCATTCGGTGCGGCGGTAATCTCCGCGGGCGATGCGGTCACGGGCAGCAATCTCGACAGCCTGACCGCAGATCCAGAACAGACGCGTGCGAGCATGGCACTGATGCGAGCGAGCAACCCGACCGCATCGTTCGTCGGTGACATGGCTGGCGGCGTGCTTGGCGCGACCGCAGGCGAAGGTCTTGCCGCACGCTTCGGGCTACAGGGTGTTGCGGCAGCGCGTGCGGGTGATGCGGCTTACGGCGCGCTGTCGGGCGCTGGCTCGGCGGACGACGGCAACCGGCTGCTTGGCGCTGGTGTCGGCGCTGCGGCGGGGCTTGGTGGCGGCATGTTCGGGCGCGCGCTTGCTGGTGGTGCTGGTAAGGTGATCCGTGGCGTGTCGAACCCCGACGTGCAGGCGCTGCGGGCTGCTGGCGTGCCATTGACAGTCGGGCAGACTGCGGGCGGTGTTCTGAAGGGCGTCGAAGACCGCGTGGCTGGGTTGCCAGTGGTTGGCGACATCGTAAATGCGCGCCGTCGCGATGGTTTCACCGGGTTCAACGAGGCGGCGTTCAATGCTGGCCAGCAAGCGTTGCCGAACTTGGGCGTTACGCCGGGTACGGGCATTCGTGAGCAGGGCATCGACAATGCAAAGGCTGCGGTAAAGCAAGGGTACGATCGCGCGCTCAACGGAGCTCAGGTGTTCCCTGACAATCCTCTGTATACCGATTTGAACGCTGCACGAACTGCAGGTGTCCAGATCCCGCGAGTTGGTCCTGAATTTGAAGAGGTCATCAAGCGCAGGATTGATCCGTATATTGACCCAAGCACGAATGTCGGACCTCCTAAGCCAATCAGCGGGCCAGCAATCCAGGACATGATACAGGGCATGCGAAGCACTGATCTGGGATCGGATGCTATGGGTGGGTTTGGCAACAACGCGCTTAAAGACGTAGAAAATGCTGTCCGGGGCGCTGTTAACCGGCAAGCGCCGAACGTGCTGCCGAACCTTGCTGCGGCTGACAGCGCATACCGTCACGTCGGTATTCTACGCGATGCAGTCAACGCCGCCAAGAACGGCTCGGCAACGGGCGAGACCGGCCTATTCAGTCCTGCCCAGCTTTCGCAGGCGGCTGCGGCCAATGCCAAGCGTTTCGGAGGCACGCAGGGCACCACTGCACAGCCGTTCTTCGACCTGACGCGCGCCGGACAGGCGGTGCTGCCGTCGAAAGTCCCTGATAGCGGCACGGCTGGGCGCGAAGTGTTCGCCGCTGGTCTAGGTCTGCTCGGCACGGGCGGCATAGGTGCGGGCGCTGGCTACCTCGGCGACAACGCCCAGGTTGGCGGTGCTACTGGCCTAGGCCTCGGTGCTGCACTGGCGCTCGGCGGCACGCGCACCGGTCAACGCGCCTTGTCTCGCCTGCTAACGGAGCGTCCAGACGCTCTTGTCCGCATTGGGAGCCAGATCGAGCGCCGTCGCGCCCTTGGGGGCATGTTCGGTGCTGGAGCCACGCCACTGCTTTTCGGCCAGTAACCGCTCTTTCCGTTCCTTATAGGCGACGTAGCAGCCGGCGATCGTCGCCTTGAGGGCACAAGCAGCTGCAATTTCAAGAGCGGTCATGCCCTATACTACACCGCGGAAGCACTTTTCACTAGAGCAAACCGCAAACCCCTGCTATAGAAGCAGCAACGTGCCCAGCTCCTGACGAGCAGCCGTTTTCGTAAACCGAAAACGCGCGAGGCACGATTGTCCTTTTCCCCGATCATTGACCGAGCCTGCCGATGAGCGTCGGTGACTGGTCCACGAACGCAGACAGCAACACGCTCGTCGGCAGCGTCTTTATTGGCGAGAATTGCCCGTCGAAGAACCTGAACAACGCGGTTCGCCAGGTGATGGCAGAGGCGCGCGCGAAGTTCGACCAGCTCGACGCAGCGACTGCCATTCTTGCGGGGCTGTCGAGCGACATCATCGCTTTCCTGAACGCGGACACGAACGCCCAGGCACGCGCGGCGCTTGGTGCGGCGACTGCAGCGGATCTCTCGAGCGGCGGCAACGCTAACGGGTTCTGGGAGCGGCGTCCGGACGGCAGCGGCGGGTTCATCATTCGTCAGTGGGGCACGCGTCAGGCCGGCACGGATACGTGGTCGGGCGATTACCCCTTCCCGATCGCGTTCCCGAACGGCGTCGAAGCGATCAATGCGACCGCTATCAACATGAACTTCGGTTCGCTTAACGGCAACGCGGTCAGCGCTCGCACCTCGCAGACAACTCCGCGCACGGCGTTCCAGATCGGCAGCTCCGACAACCCCTACGTCTGCTATTGGGAGGCTGTCGGGCGATGATGAAGTACCAGGATGTGGTGCTCGCGTTCGACAGCGGACGGCTTGGCTACGACAACGGGACGCCTGTGTTTCGCGCGCAGATCCGTGTGTTGCGGCAAGACGATACCGAGGCTCAGCTATATTCGGACAACGGTATTACCCCGCTTCGGCAACCGGTGCTGACAGATGCGACCGGCAACTTCGCCTTTTACGTCGCTGACGGCACTTATGACATCGTGACCGCCGACCCGTTCGGTATGGAGCAGTCGCGTAAAGAAGACGTCCAGATCGTCGACACCGTAGCGTTGAAGGCTACGACGGGCGTCATCCCGGAGAAGGCCGTCAGTAACGACAAGCTGGCCGACATGGCAGCGGGAACGTTCAAGGGCGCGATCACTCCCGGCGCACCCGCCGACCTCACTGCGACCGCGGCTAAGCTACTGCTCGCGCTCGATCAGGTCGACAACAAGACCGCCAACCAGATTACCGAGTTCGATCGGTCCAAATCCTACCCGCCTGGCGTGCTCGCTGCCAAGGCTATGGAAACGCTGAGCGTGACGGACGCGCCATATTTCGCGTTCGCTGGCCCGCTGATGGACAACACGGCAGCGTTCCGTGCTGCCATCGCCGCTGCACAGCTGACCGGCGCCCGGATGCACGTTCCGCAGGGTGTGTGGCGCATCTCCGACGTGCTCAACATCACTCAGACGATGCAGATCTCGGGTGCAGGTCGGTTCTCGACCGTGATCGCCCAGCGCACGGCCAACAAGGGCGTGTTCAACGTCACCGGGGACTTCTGCCAGCTCGACCGGTTCTCGATCATCTACGAGCTCGCGTCCGGCACCATCCCCGCCTCCGGCGCGACCGCGATCCGCAATACCGGTAATTTCACAACCGTTGATTTCGTTGCCGTGCGTAGCAGCTACGTCGGCATGGATTTCCAGACCGGCGTCGGGTGCGCCGTGACCAACGTTCTGGTGTTCGATTATGAGGACATCGCCTTCTGGGTCCGCGACCTCAATGACCTGTTCCTTACCACCTTCATTTTCAATGCCGGAAACACCACGCGCGGTCGTCGTGGCGGTATTCGCATGGAAGGCAAGGTTGAGGCGTTCACCGTTAGCACCGGCGACATTCTCCTAGGCGTAGTCTCGCACAGCACGAACGTTGTGAACTATGCACTCAACACACGGCCCGCCTACAACAACTTCACCAACCTGTTCTTCGACAGCGCCAAAGAGTCGTCGATGTTTAGCCGCATGGTTGAAACCGATTTCGTGGAGTGCTGGTGGTCGGGTGCACGCGAAACGGTAGGCTCCGGGCTGACGCTCGACCAATGCCGCAGCTTGCGGTTCAGCAACTGCCGCTTCTTTAACAACGGCGGGCATGGCGTCCTTGTACAGCCGAGCTGCACAGACATTAATTTCGCCAACTGCAAAGCCGAGAGCAACTCCGTCACTGGCGGCGTTAACATCTATCATGGGTTCGCGTTCGGCGCTGGAACGAAACAGTTTTCTGTGATCGGCTGCACGGCGTCTAACGGCTTATATGCCGGAATTCAGGGCTTCGGCGTGTTCATCGGCGCGGGCTGCGACAATTTCAATATCGAGTCCAACAACCTGCTCGGCAACGGGATTGGCGGTATCAATGACGCCAGCGACGCCAGCGCGAGCAAGTTCATCCGCGGCAATCAAGGGTATGTGACCCAAGGCAAGGGTATCGGCACGATCGCGGCTGGCGCGACCACGACAGTCGTCAATCATGGCTTGTCCGCGGCACCGATGGCGCAGGACATTGCGCTAACGCGAGGCGGTACGAACGCAGGGTCGACCGATCTGTACGCCGACAGCTTCACGACGACGACGTTCACCATCCGAACCGCGGCAGCACCGACCACAGCCCTGCCTGTCATCTGGCAAGCCCGGATTGCAGGCGCGTGAGCACGTTCATCACGAAAGGAAATGTCATGAAGAACCCGAACCACAACCGCCCCGAAAACGGCGAAGACCCGGCAGTCACGCCGAAGCCCGCAGAGTTCGTCAAGGTTTCCACGACCGATGATAGCGGCGGCAACAGCCCTACCCCGCCGAAGCCGCCCGTCCGCTTAACACCGGAAGACTGAAACATGACGCTGTTGCTCGTCTTGTTGATCGTTGCCGTCGTGCTCGCATGCACGGTGGGCGATGAAGCTGCGCGAGCAACGGCGTTCGTTCTGGCGGCTAATTGGTTCGCGAATACCGCGTTCGTGATGGTATCCGGCGATACGCAACCTTGGCCTGCGTTTCTGACGGTGGACTACATCTCAGGGTTCATCCTGGTCGTTCTGTACACCGCGCCGATTACCAAGATCGTCTGCCTGACATACGCGGTCCAGTGCATTGCGCACGGCGCTTACGGCTACCTTACCATGTCACATCCCAATCCGATCGCGGCATATCACTACTGGTGGGTGCTTTATTATCTCGCACTGGCTCAGGTCGCCATTGTCGGAGGAACGATTGTTTACCAGCGCTTTGGCAATCGGAGCCGCGCTGGTCGCAGCGTACCATCTGATCAGTCTAGTTCTGCAAACGGCACGCAAAAGGCTTCCGGGCAGTGATGGCTAGCGCCCTTGCAGGAACAGCCGCGCAGGTTGTCGCCGGGACGGCAGTGCGGACCGCGGCGGGTAGCTCCATCAATGCGGGCATCTGGACGCTGGTTGGCATTGTCGTGTCGACCGTCGGCGTGGTGCTGGTCGCCTATATCGGGAAGCGAGGACCATGGAAGAACAGCGATACGGCAGCCCGGGAAGCGGACTTCGCGCGCTTGCGTGAGGAAATCCGAGAGCAGAGCGCAAAGATCGAACTGTTGGACGCTAAGGTTCAGCGGGCCGACGCAGCCGCAACGATCGCCAAGGACGCTGCGACCGTCGTGCGCATGCAGATGGTGTCTTTGCAGGCCGCCTTCGAACTGGTCGCAGGCGAGCTCGAGCGCGCCGACCCCAGCAACACCGTACTGCAGCACGCGCGCAAGCTGATCGAGCAAGCCGTCACCAGCGACATGGGGATCACTAGCGCGATGCGTAAAATTGCGACGATCAGGGGGATCGGGGAATGAGCATCGATAGCATGATCGACGGAATCATTGGTCGCGAAGGCGGCTACGTCAACCACAAGGACGACACCGGCGGCGAGACCATGTTCGGGATCACCGCAGCAGTAGCCCGGGCGAACGGCTATAACGGTGCCATGCGTGACATGCCGCGTGCGTCCGCGATCGACATCTATCGGCGGCAGTATTTCGAGAAGCCTGGGTTCGCCGCGGTCGCCGTCATCAGTCCGGCAATCGCTGAGGAACTGTTCGACACCGGCGTTAATATGGGCGTCGCTTACCCGCGGCGTTGGCTGCAGGAATGGCTGAACGCGCTCAACCGCGGCGGCAAAGACTATGCTGACATCGCGGAAGACGGGGTTATCGGACCGGGTACGGTCGGAGCGCTCGGTCGGCTGATCGCAGTTCGCGGTCGCGCGGCGGCAGAAAGTGCGCTGCTCAAGGGGTTGAACTGCTCACAGGGCGCACGGTATCTCGACCTGGCGCGCAACCGCACGGCGAACGAAAGCTTCCTGTTCGGCTGGATGGCCAACCGGGTAGGTCTGGCATGACCAGCCGCCTTCAAGAATGGGGCCTCATCGCCCTGTCGCTGCTGGCCGCGGCGTTGCTCGGGCTGATCGGCTGGACCTTCGCAATCATCGGCCAGCATATCGGGCCTGACGGTCGCGTGCCGTCGGCGGAGGCGTTCGGGCTGACCGCGCTGTTGCTGTCGTTCCGCGAAGTCATCGGCTCGATCCGCGCGCTGTATGATGCGGCGGACCGGACCAGCCTGACCGAGAAGCTTGCCGCTGCCGGTCCAGCGCAAACGCCGGTCCCGCAAGACGCCATCGCGGGCGCGCAGACGGCGGCGGATAGCGCGCAGCAGACGGCGGACCATCTTGCTGAACAAGGGGTGCGACCATGACCTTCAATCCCTTCTCCGCGCTCACCAGCAAGATCTTTGGCGGCATCGCGATCGCCGCGCTGCTGTGGGCTGCATTCATCACGATCGACCGCAACCAGTGGCGTGCCGCGGCTCGAGCAAGTGACGCTGCGCTCGCCAAGGTCGGCCCTGCGCAGGAGCTCGCACTGGCAGCCGCACGCAAGGCCATCGCCGACACCGAAGCCCGCTACAAGGAACAAGCCAATGAAGCCGACGCCGACCACGCGGCAGCTGTTGCCGACGCTCGCTCTGATGCTGATCGCTACATCGCTGCTCACCGGGTGCCAGCGTGCCCTGGTCGTGCACCCAGCGGAACCCCTGCCCCCGCCTCAGGTGGCAGTGCCGGCGTTCCTGTTAGCGTGCCCTCCGGTGCCATCGTGGGTGACGCAGACGTGCACGCCTGCGCCGGTGCCGCAGCCTACGCGCTAAGCGCTCATGAGTTCGCTGTGGGCTTGGCTCGGCAAAATCTGGGGATGGTTAGCGATGACAAGTAGGGCGATCCTCAATGGCTGGCCGTTGGGGGCTGGGAACCCGCCCCCTGTGCCAGCAACGCCACAGCCTATTCCGCTGCCCGATGTCACGTTTGCCAACACGACGACCGTGTTTGCGAGCGCGCAGGGGTATTACTCGCCTTTGCTGGCCACTCAACAGCGTCTGTCTGCTCTGGGTCTGCCCACGCCAAGCATCAACTTCGGCAATGGCCCTAACACCGGGGACAGCATCTACGCGTCGCTCGTCAAGCTTCAGAACGGCATCGCCGCAGCCGAAAACACCAGTTCCAACCGCCTATTCTTCACCGACCCATTCTTCGCGGACGGCATGTTCGCGCGCAGCTAATCAGGGGATTTTATCATGGCCATCAAGACTTCCTTCGATACGAATACCAGTGCAGCCGATGCGATCGACACGCTCAATGCGACCTTGTCGGGTGTGTCCTCGCTAAATACGACAATGACTGCGCTACTGACTAAAACATCAGCCGGTGTTTTGGTGCAGGTCGGCGACAGCATCGCAGCCGGGTTTCAAGCGAGCTATGCGTACATCAACCGCATTGGTTACGGCAGCGCGGTCACGATCGCCAACCAGTATTCGATTACGGGCCGACAGGTCGCGCAGATTCCCACTGACGTACCCAACGGTTTGGCATCGCTTTATCAGAGCGGTAAAACCAATATCGCCATCTTTGAACGTGGCACAAACGACATTCGCGTGAATAACACCAGCGGAACCGCTCTCTATTCAATGGTGTCTAGCTATATTTCACAGTACAAAAACCAAGGTTTCTACGTGGCAGTTACCACGCTGCTACCCTTCACTGATGGACAGGATACTGCTGAACACCGTCAGGCGCTGGCCGACTATAATACCCTAGTCCGTGCAAACTCCGGTGGTGCTGACGCCATCATCGACTTTGCTGCAGATCCGACGATGGGGACCTACCCGAGCTCACCGAACGACACGACGCTCTATGTGGACAAGCTCCATCCGACCAATCTCGGGCAGGACAAGCTTGCAGCCATCGTTAAGCCAGTGATCAACTCACTGTTCTTGCTGGCCCCTCGCGCCCCTACCGTAACGCTCAATACCTTGGCGTTGTCTGGGCCAATTCAGGTTGGAACCGCGTCGACCGGCACTATCGCCAACGCAACGAGCGGATCGACGATTACGAGCAATGTTACGGGCCTGACAATCAACAGCAGTGCGCGCACCTATTCTTGGTCTGGCTCGGGAACGGCTGGCACGACGTCGAATGGCTTGGTTGAGACGCTTGCTAGCGTAAGCAATTCGCCGAAGTCCTCTCCGATCACCGTTGCAGCGTCTGGCGTCTCACCTGCGCCTACGTTTGCAGGCGATGCGTTGACGATGACCAGCGCAACCTATGCGGCGGACGATAACACCGCATTCGGACAGACGCTTAACGGTGGGTACGGCCGCTCAGCGGGAACTTTTGGAACTGCCGGAGCAAACGTTCCGGGTGTGCCGGCTGGTTTTCCGTTCTCAATCGCAGTTCGCTTTAAGTCGCCTTCGGCAGCAAGTACGGCTGTGCAGATCATCGTATCGCAGGGCGACCGCTTTGCGATCGGCATGGGTACTGATGGCCGCCTGACTGCGAACGTCGCGCCACAAACCACAGGCGGCAATAACTTCATTGGTGGCGGTAGCTTCAGTGGCGGCGGTACGCTTCCGGTCATCGCCGATGGGGCAAATCATACCGTTGTGCTCAACGTGACGGCCACAAGTGCAACGGTGTTCTTGGACGGCACGCAGCTTGGCACATTGTCGCAGACAAACAATACGGTTGCGAACAACACGCCGTTTGGCGTTCGCCATCACGGTGCGTCCAACCCGCCAAACTTTATCTTTGCTGGTTCGGTTAGCGATGTTGCAGTGTTTAACGCTGAGCAGGCTGGCACTGTCATGAACACGCCCCTCTCCTATACCGCCTCCAACATTGTCGAACTGTGGCATCTGGACGGTAGCGGCGCGGCAGCAGTGGCGTGAGGAATTGCCGCAGCAAATTAGTAGCGCCGTCAGGAAAAAGGTCTTGGCGGCACTATAAAGTACGGTTTTGGTGGCACCACTCGCACATGCCGTTTTCTTCGGGAGCTACCGGCTCACGGCAGGAAAGGCAGTGCGTCCACGGTTTTTCGATCTTCCACTTATACACCGCCAAAGCGGCCAGAGAACCGATCGCAATAAACCACCACACGTATGCTTCCAGTGTCATCGACAAAATCCCGGAATGACCGCCCCCCTTAAGTTGGCAGGTCAAATCTCAAATTACAATCTCTTTCCATGCAGGATCGGATTTGCACATGGCTAACATCGATTTTGGAACAGGACTTAACACCCCTACGGGCGACCTGTTTCTGCCCGCCATCGACAAACTCAATGCGCGTCTAGCGGCACTTGAGACCGCGTCGGTCTTGCCCGTAGCTCCGACGCTAAGCCTAACGCCCGGTGACAGTCGCATCACGCTTGCCTGGACGGACGGTGCGCCTGGCAGTTCGCCAATCACCGGGCATCGCTTGTATGCCGGGTCGGCAGCAAACGCCCTGTCACTGGTTGGCACGATCACCTCGGCATCTCCTTACATTGACCTCGGGCTGACGAACGGGGTGATGCGTTACTACGCGCTTTCGGCAGTCAGCTCGGCTGGTGAAGGGCCGCGATCGGCTGTGGCAAGTGCTACGCCTGTGGGGGCTGCATTGACGACGTTTGGTGCAGCTCGAGCCGGCAACAACCTCGTCTCGCCTGATTATTACGGCGGGCTTCGCGTATTCACTAATATGTTCACGCAGAGCGCGTGGGGTAAGCAGCCGGGCTTCTCTGTCGACAACGCTATCGCTGACCTCGACCAGAGCGGCAACCTCAAGCAGATGTCTGCTGGCACGACTTATCGTAAGATCTGTGGCCGTCCATCCAAAGCGGGCGGCAACATGGTCATCGATTGGTCGCAGTCGGCTGGAGACACGCGGCTAATCACCGTGGCGGCTTATTCAGAGCGTGGCGATCCCAAGGGCACCATCACGAACCTCCAAACGCTGTCCGGCCAGAAGAAAGCAGTGTTCACCTACACGCCACCCGCGGATGACGGCGTGCTATGGGGGTTTGAGGTTCAGTTCCAGAGTGACTCCGGCAACGGCACGTGCATCCAGCCCTTCCTAGCTGAAGGCGATTTGAACGGTAACTTCACCACAACCGAAGAGTTTTACCCGCCGTACGTTGCGATCTGGAAATACTTCTCGGTCATCCGCGATCTCCAGATGAGCATCTCGAACGGCGCTGGCTCACACGCGTCGCACGGCTGGGCAGATCGCACACCGAGCGACAACCTTTACCCGAGCCGCAGCTATCGAAACGCAACGGCGACTGTCGGGGGCCTGATCTTCACGGCATCTGCAACGGGGGTGGCACCGAACTACGCAGCGCTCCGGACCAAGGTTCGCCTGATGGAGCGCTTGGGTGCTACGTTCGGCATGCCGAAGCCTCCGATCATGGCTTACGCCAACAAGATCCTCATCGGCATCAATGCCCCGTCTGGAGCAGGCCAACACGATCTGACAGGGCCTGATGCTAATGGTGACTTCACAATCACTGTGACCCCGCCATCAACGGCTACTACGTGGGCGGACGTGCGCAACTTCATCCAGAACTACAACACCTCGGTCGACATCTGGGCGGCTTGTTTTCAAAGCATCACGTTCCCGTCTGGCTCGACCGGCACGGAAGCGCTGAGCGTTGTTGCCCCGGTTCGCATGAGCGGTGGCACGATGCCGCTGAACAAAGACGCGCAGTCCTTCGAGATGAAGGTGCGTCTGATGAACAAGCTTACGCAAGAGCGTGGCGGTGACCCGTGCCATTTCCACTGGGTTGCGCAGGCCGGCGTATCTGACGACTATGTTGACGGCGCGTGCCGCTACTTCAAGGCGAACGCGAACCCCAACTGCAAGCTGATTTTTGAGATTTCAAACGAGCCGTGGAATACCGCGCCGCTCTATGCAGATGGCAATTTGCAGCTCGCCGCGATCGGTATTTCGACGCAGGCATTCGGACCGAGCAACACCGGAACCGATCTGCGCGCACCGGTCGATAATTCGGAAAAGGGCTACGTTAGCACCGCATTCCTGTACGGTTTGGCGCATCGCCAGCTTGTGACATTCGGGATTGCCAAGGCTATCCTTGGCGACCAGCTGGTTCGCGCTACCAACGGCGTGTTTCACCAGGGCGGCCCGAACGTCACCAACTTCAACCGCCATTTCGACACGCTCGGGGCGGCTGCTTACACCGACGTCTATCTGACCGCCGATTATGACTATAGCCCGATGGGTGAAAGCAACGTTGGTCTGAACAGCGGCAACCGCGGTCAGTGGGCAACGGGTACGGCGTACAAAGCCGTCTCCTATGTAGGCCTCTTCACGGCTCGGCTGGACTATTTCACCGATGCCGCAACTAACAAGGTGTACTTCACTCTCAAGGACCATACGTCGACGACAATCGCTGCCGACCTAGCGGCAGGGAATATTGCAGTGGCGTCTCCCGAAAACCTTCATGACATTGCGATGTTCGGTCAGACTTACACCGTCGATAATGCGGTTCGCTTTGCCGATAAGCTCGCAACGTTCACGAATGACAAGGGTGTGGCGCCACTCTGGGCAGCGTATGAAGGCGGCACCACCGGCTTCGATACGATGTTTTATGACGACCCGAAGTATAATCGTGCGTTCAACGGAACGTCTGCCGAACAGGTCGCGCACCGCAATTTGCTGGTGCAATTCCTGATCGATTATTATCAAAGCCCAACCAAACGTGAGGCTGCAAACTTCCACGCTTCCGAGCGGATGCGTCGTGTCCGCAATGCCGACAAAACCTACTTCACTGAGTATGCAGGTTCGGGAGGCAGCCCGTACCCGAACGAAAATCACAGCTACATGATGATGCGCGATCTCGAGGCGGGTGATGACATCAACCAGCGTTTTGCCGGCGTGCGCGATGCTCAGATTGGCAAATACTATGGCTACTTCATCGAGCAGTGGGCAACTCCGACCAAGGGCGTACCCACGATCGCCGGCACATACGCGGCAAGCCAGACCCTGACGGTCACACTGCTGACGCCGTACCGCCACCTGACGACCGGGCACGCTTGGTACGACGGCAGCGGCAACAAGCTTCAGGATGGCGGGGTTACCTACGTTCTGGGATCGTCACCGCCTACGTCTGTTTCGGTGCGGCAGTTCCTGACGGATGCGTTTGGCCGGCGCATTGAGGTTAGCTCGGTGGCTAAGGCGGCGTAGACGGGCGCCCGGGGGCTGGTTCGCGCCACGCCCCCGACTTCCCCAACTGGATCACGATTGCGTTGAACGCCGCACTGACGTTCTGCCCGCGAAAGATCGGTTCGTCATAGCCCGCAGATTCCCACAGGTTCACCAGCGGCCAGCGTTCGGGGCAATGGGGGAGCAGCACGCGCAGGGCCAGGCGAACGGCGGGGGTGTCGACCTTGGCGGTGCGGCTGGTGTCGACCGCGGCGCGCAGGATCTGCACGGCAAGCGCGGTCGTATCCCGTTCGTAGCGCGTCAGATGTCGAGCCCGCGCCGTTCGATCTCCGCTAGGATCGCCTCTACCTGGGGATCACCGGGTTCGCCGGTGGTGCGCTGGTATGCCGCAAGCAAATCGCGATCGGTCAGGCCGGCAGGCGCGTCGTTGAGCGGGGTGGATGCGGGTCGCTTCATTCGCGCAGGCTGACCGCGCCTGATGATTCGCGCAACTACCGAATAATTTGCGGTAGTTCGATAGGTGGGTCGCGATTCCGACCGACCCCCGCAGCGACCGAGTTCTCTCCGTCCTAAACTGCGGCGGAACGGGTGGCGGATGGTACTCGTCACAAAGGGCGAGTCTTTTGCCATCCGCCAACCAAATCGAGCACCCGTTGCGCAACTGGGGTGGCCCTTGCGGGACTTAAGCGTTGCTGTGGCAGGGTCCGTGTCTACGGGCCGCACAGTCTACATCAATAACCAGGTTGACCCGTGTCCACGGCTGGCGACTGCTACATCAATAACGGCACAACCGCCACAGCAACGCCCCCTGCTATCACTTTCCCCGCCGCGCCGCAATAGCCGTCAAGTATCCCGCATAGATCCGCGCCAGCCTACCCTTGTCGGCGGCAGTGTATGCCCGCCACTCGTCGTCGGTGAACCGGATCATATACTCTCGCGGGGTGGTCCACTTGGTCTGCATGGCCCTTGCTTTCAGGTTTGCGGCGGGGGTGCAAGGGCGGCGGCTGCAAGTATTGCATCCCGATTGCTTTCAAGATCGATCGCAACTGCGCGCAGATTATTAGCCGTCGTGTCGCTGTAAAAACCATCGGCCCATGACCTGATAGCTGCAACAGCCGCCTGGAAACCTCGGATTGCTTCGTTCTCAATGTCCATCATCACCATCCCTCTCAAATTGCTCAACCGCCTCAATCACGAGCCGCGCGTTATCGCGGTAGTTCATCCACATCGGCCTGCCATGATCGTCCGCGTTTTCGTCGTAGCCGTCGATGCGGCATAAGAGGCGGGCGATATATTCAATTCTGTCCATGCGGTAGGTACGCGGTGCTGCCGGGCGCGGACGCTTAGGTGGGGCGGAGGGCGGCGAGGACCTTGGCTTTCAACGCCAGCGCGCAGGGAGCCAAAGTCGCGTCATCGGCTAGGCCGTACTCTCGATACAACATAGCGAAATGACCGATAACCTCGTCATCTTCATTTCCGGCGTCGGGTTGCGGGGTGTGGGCGATGCGGTGATAGGCGAACAGAGACTCTAGGATACCTTGCGTGCAAGGGCCTTCGAAGAAGCTTTCTGCCGCCTCGCGATCCGCTTTGATGATTTTCGCTTCTTCCACAATCTCTCTCCCGTTCAATCAACGATACCCCCGCGCGTGAAGGGGTGGGGGTTAGGCGTTTGCGATTACAGGCCACTCGCAGTTCGTGACCGCCCAATCTGCCCAATAGTGCAGCCACAAAAGTCGGGCGCGCGTCGCACATGCTTCTGCGTTCGGCGGCGCGTCTTCCTCCTTTTCGAGCCATCCGCGGAAACCCGGCTCAAGCTCACCGTGCTTTGCGACGTGCAGGTCAAGCGCCTGCTTGATCGCGAGCACATCCTCCGCGTTGATCGCCTCGTATCCCGGATGGTTGGACATGATCGGCGTCTCGCGGTGGCAATCGGGGTCGGGCTGCATGTACGGATTGCGCCGACCGTCGAGGCCGAAGAACATTCCGTACAGGCCAGTTTGTCGGCAGAACTCTGACCAGCCGGTATATGAAGGCGACCGCGAATTGCCATTGCCGGTCATGGGGTCGTTCGGGAACACTGGCGCGGCATCGTGTGCCTCACCCTTCGCCCACACCCGCAAATATGCGTCTTCCTTGCAGCCTTCGAATGCTGCGTCACCGATGATTATCGTATATCCCACATCGTCTCTCCCTGTTGGATTGCCCCGCGCACCAGGCGGGGTGGTTGGGGTTAGGCTGCGGCACGTTGCGGTCGAGCGGTGCGCGCGATCGAAAGCAGCAGATCCCGGAACGGCTCAGGCGTTGCCAAGCATTCCTTGCGGGCGATCACCGGGGCATGTCCGTCCAGCCCGCGATCGCGCATCCGGCCCGCTGACATAGCGCGCAGCAACATGAAGTCGCCTTGCGCCCTGCCCCACGTCAGAGACGGTAGATCACAGCCGTGCGCGTAGAGCCACGTCGCCTTGCGCGCCCGGTGGCCATAAGCACCTTGATCGACGCAGCAGGTCCAGCCGCCCTCAAAGTCCGCCGCTACCCAGCCCCCGTCTGACGGGGGCGCGTTCAGACCAAAGTGCGCCCAGGCTCTGCTGCTGGCGGGATGCTCGAGGACACCGCCATAGGTTCGCACGGCGGACAGCGCGGCATTGAAGCATCCGCCATCGTCGCCGAGCTCGTATCGCTTCGATCCTGGGTGCGTGCCGCCAAACCAGAAGTTGCCCCAGCGTTGGCAGGGCGGATGGGCCACCACCGGATGCGGCCCAGCATAGGCGCGTGCGTCGCGCTCCTGATCCCACGGATCGACGCCGGGCAGATTCGCATAGGCCCCGCCTTTCTCGACGTAGAGAGCGGCGATCACGCCCCCGCCCCCAGCCGCTCGATCTCCGCGAGGAGGGGTGTGCGCTTCCAGATAACCAGCACGCACCCGAACGGTGGCGAGCTATTGAACTTCGCGCCCTCGTTACCGGGCACGCCGAAATTGAAGCGACTGCGGAAGAACCGCGTTTCGAGTGGCCCGCGTCCGTCGCGGTGCGGCTCGATTAGATCCTGCCACCATCCCTGTTCTGTCCGGTTCGCCGGAA